ATCCCATCAAAAGAAGGAGTTGAGTCATGGCCCAGCGATTTGCAGGGATTGCCTACCTCATGATCGACGGCAACCAAGTGCCGTTGCGCGGCAATTTCACCGTCTCACCATCCGCCGTCGAGCGCACGATGATCGCCGGCCAGGACGGTGTCCACGGCTATCAGGAATTGCCGCGCGTCCCCTACATCGAAGGTGACATCTCGACCACGCCCGAGGTCTCGCTTGAAGATATCGAGGATCAGGTCAACGTGACCGTGGTCGCGCAACTCGCCAACGGCAAGCAGTACACGCTTGCCGGTGCGACATGCAAATCTGCATTGGAAGCCAACACCCGCGACGGTCAGGCCCGCGTTCGCTGGGAAGGTCTCTGGTGCGAGGAAATCACGCTCTAAGGAAAAGGTGATCAATGAACAAGCCGCAAAAGCGTGAAGGCTTTGTCGACGACAAGCCGTTGCCCGACGAGCCGACACCGCTGCCGGAATCGCATGATGATATCCCGCTTGAGCAAGCATGGCCGATCAAGGTCAGGCTCCTGCACAAGCCGATCCGCGACAACGAGGGCAAAGAGGTTCGCGAGCTTGTCTTTCGCGAGCCGACCGGCGGCGATATCAATCGCTACGGAAACCCGGTGCGAATCAACCAGGACGGCGATGTCGTGATCGATGAGCGCAAGATGACGTTCATCATGGCGGCACTGACCGGCATCTTGTCACCGCTGCTTGAACGCATGGACCCGCGTGACTGGAATTCGTGCGCGTATCGGCTTCGCAGTTTTTTTCTTCCCGATCCGGCGGCTTGGTAGGCGACGACCAGAACATCATCCTCGACTGCTATCGCCTCGCGCGCTGGTATCACCAGTCTCCCGAATTGTTTCTCGCCATGCCGCTCAGCGACGTGCGGATACATTTGATTCGGACCATCGAGCTATCGCGCATCATGCAACAGGAAGCTGGCAGCGGCGACAACGATGGCTGAATTCGAGGAACTGAGACTCCAGGTCACGCTGGTTGATAGCGCAACGGCTGGATTGCGAACCCTGAATGCTGAGATCGCCAAGCTCTCAGGCACCGTCACTAAGACCGTCACGCCAGAACTCGCCAAGGCCAACAAGGAGATCGCGACTTTCACCAAAGCCCTTGCACCGATCAAGGGCCACACTGCGGACGTGAAGGAACTGGTCGGCGCGTTCCAGACGCTGGCAACATCGGCCGGCGTGCTGGGCAGCATGGGGAGCGCAACCGGCGCGCTTGGCTCGCTATTCGGGCGCTTCGGTCTCTTTGGATTTGGTGCTGTTGCTGTTGTTGGCACGATTGCTGGCATCACGAGCGCGCTGCGGGATTTTTCGCGGCAGATGCTGGAGCTACAGAACAGCAGCCGTATGGCCGGCGTGCTGCCGGATCAATTCAGAAACATCACGCGACAGCTTGAGGTCTACGGTTACACCGCCGAAGGTGCGGCTGCTGAGACGACGAAATTCTTCCGCACCATGCGGGAAATTGATCGGGTTGGAACGCCGGAAAATTTGAAGGCGTTGGCGATGACCAAAGACCCGGACCAGTTGGCCCGGTTCAATCAGTCCATCAAACAGATGATTGCGAGCGGCGATATTGGCCGCGCGTTGGCAACGGTGGCTCGCCAGGGACGCGCGGTCTTTGATCGCGAATTTGAGAAAACAAAAGATCGCGCCGCCGCAACGCGCGCACAGGAATCGTTCTACGATATCTACGGCCTGTCGTTGGCGGCGCAGGATATCGAAAAACTCAATGACATTATTTCTGATCCGCAGGAGTTGGCGCGCGCGGTCCAGGAGGCGAAGGAATACAACGCCGAATGGGCCAAGACCTCGCGCATTTTCACGGCGATCGCTAGTAACGTCAAAACCCAACTGCTGCCGGTGTTCAAGAATTTCAATCGCGAATTGCAAACGATCGACCCGCAAGTTGTCGGCACGGTCATGAAATTTGTTGTCGTCGAGATCGGTAAATTTGCGCGCGATCTTCGCACCATCATGACGGACCTTAAAACGGGCTACGAGTGGGTGGAGTCAATTTTGGGCTCGCCTCGTCTGGCTCGCGAGCGCCGCGAACGAGATCGTGCCGCCGGCCTGCCCGTGGAACCGGAGTTGCCGAGTGGTCCACTCGGTAATTTTGGGGCACGGTTTCGGCGCTGGATGGGCCTGGGGGTTCTTCCTGGAACGCCGCCCGCGACGATTGATCAGCCGGAAACGCCGCGGGCTCCGTTGCGCGGCCCAAGCGTTGCTCCGCCAGCAGAGCCACCGGCCTCGCCGCCGGCACAGCCCCCGGTGCGCGGTGGTGTTGCGCCGGCTGCTCCTGGTCTCGGAGTCCGCCCCGGTGTCCCAAGCGTGCCGAGCGTGCCGCAGCCGCCCGGCGCTGAGCCGCCGGCCAATTTCGATGAACGCTTCCGCGGAACACCGGCAACGCGAGCGCCAGCCGCTCCTGCCGCTCCTGCCGCTCCTGCCGCGCCTGCCGCTCCCGCTCAGCCGCCGGCCAGTTTCGATGAACGCTTCCGTGGGACACCGGCAACGCCACCGTCTGCACCGATGCAAGGTGAAGGCGTTCCCGTTCCGAACTTGGGAGGCAGCGAACAGTTTCGTGGATTGATGGATCGGCCGCGGGCGACAAGCTCGCAAAGCGGCCGAGCAACAACCCCGCAACAGTTTGCTCATGATCTTGCTCCAGACGTTGGTGCATCGAATCGTGATTTGAGCGCATGGCCAAGACGCCCCGATCCTCTGTTCGATACAGGATCGCCGCGATTGCCCGGTTACCAGAGGAGCGGACCTGTCGGTAAATGGGGCGAAGACCCGGTCCAGGATGAGGCGGTATTTGGAAAATATCCTTGGGCTGGACGTAGAGGCGCACCCGCTGGCAACACCGAAAATGTTTGGGATCGTCGCCGACCGGGCAGTGGCAAGCCACTGGCATTTGATCCCTATACCGGCGACCCAATCTATGATCGGAAGGAAGCAAACACTCTCCTTCCGACCCTCCATGGGTACGCCGCTTATCTCGGACGTGGAGAAGGAACAGTCGATAATCCGCCGCCCGGCGACATCGCAAACCAACTTGGCCTTGGCGATGTCGATCGGAGAACACTCGACAAGGCCATGGCCCACGAGTTTGAGCATACGGTCAGAGGCGACGGCAACATCAAGGTCGATGTCAACGATCCAAATGCCGCTGCACTCCGCGGCGGTCTGTTCAGGCGCGTCGTCATGAACCGCCAGACGCAAATGGTGCCGGCAGAATCCGGGCCGCCCGAGCCACCCAATGGCGGACTTTGAGGAACTGAGACTGCAAGTCAGTCTGGTCGATGGCGCATCGGCCGGATTGCGAACATTGAATTCCGAAATTAGCAAGCTCGCCGGCACCGTCAAAAGCATTGCCCCGGAATTGGCCAAGGCCAACAAGGAGATCGTTGGTCTCACTCAAACTCTCAAGCCGGTCAAATCGTATTCGAGTGACCTTGTTGAACTCGGAACCACGTTCGCTCAGCTTGCAACATCGGCTGGTCTGCTTGGCAACATGGGCTCCGCTGGCGGAGCACTCGGAGTCATTTTCGGGCGCTACGGTCTGTTTGGTGTTGGCCTTGCTGCGACGGTCGGCACGATCGTCGGCATCACCAATTCGCTGCGGGATTTTGCGCGCGGCGCGCTCGACCTGGAGCATACCAGCCGCGCCGCTGGCCTCTTGCCCGACCAATTCAAGAACCTCACCAAGCAGCTTGAGGACGCAGGCTATACCGCCGAGCAGGCAGAAAGCGAGGTCACCAAATTTACCCGCACGATGCGAGAGATCACGCACGCTGGGACGCCGGAATTCTTGAAGGCTTGGAGGGAGACGGCGGACAAGGAAAAGGGAGTCAAGTTCTACCAGCAGATCAATGAATTGATCCGGCAAGGACGGCCCGCCGAGGCCATGCAGCGCGTTGTGAATCAGGGCATGGAAAGATTCCATGAAGAGATGAAAAAGAATCCAGAAACCGCAAGGCGGGGCCTGGAGGCGTACCTTGAAAACAGCGGCCTGTCGTTGCGAGCGCAAGATATCGAAAATCTCACTGACGAGATGAGTGATCCGACGAAACAACAGCGCCGCTCAAAATTAGCGCGCGAATACCTCGCCGAACTGGCCAAGACCAGACACATTTGGGAAGATTTCTGGGAGAAGATGAAGACGGATATGCTTCCGTCGTTCAGGGAATTTAATAAGGAATTTGCCAAACTTGAGCCGCACGCGGAGGCAATCGGCAAGGGTTTCGTTTTCGTTTTCCGCGAGCTTGGCCAGACCGCAAAAGATGTCATCCAAGTCATCAGGGATATCAAAGAAATAAAAGACTGGTTGGATGGCAAAACCGGCCCGAGGCGCGACAGAACATTAGCGGACCAACATCGTGCCGCGCGCGGACGATTTCGTTTTGGTGCCGGTGGCACGACTCCAGGCGGCGGCGACGTAGCTCCTCCCGCGGGCTCTCCCGGTCTTGGTGTCCGCCCCGGTGTTGGCGGCGGTGGCGGCGGTGGTGGTGCTGCTCCTGCTGGCGGCGCTCGTGCTCCTGCTGCTGGAGGCGGCGATGGTGATCGTGCTCCTGCTCCTGCCAGCGGCAGCGGTGCTGCTCCTGCCGGCGATGCAGGCAGGGCTGCGAGTAATAACAGGACCGAGCGGATTGCTGCCGCCAAGGCAGCGATGGAAGATCAGCTTCGCAGAGAAGGCGTGCCGGAAGCCAATATCAGAGAGGCGGCCAATCTCCTGACGGGACAGGCGCTCGCGGAGAGTCAGCTAGTTCCAGGCACGCGGCATGATCAAGGAACCGGCTACGGCATCTATGGCGCACGGCTCGAACGTCGCACGGCCATGCTGGCGTGGATGAAAGAGAACGGCTACGCGCCGAACAGTCTGGAGGGACAATCGCGCTACATGGCGCATGAGGCGATGAGCAAAAGGTATGACGCGACTCGCCGCGCATTGATGGGTGCCACGCCAGAAAACAGAGCGGCGAACGTCCGCACCTTGACGAGAAACTTTGAAGCCCCAGCCGATCAAGGTCCGGGGCAAATGGCGACGCGGGAGCGATACACTGGAGAGGCGGCAGGCGTCAGCCCGCGCGCTGTGCAATCGCCGCAAGCGGGTCCTGATACAGGAGCAAACGCGGGGCCGCCGGCAACAAGGCCGGACGGTGGCGGCACGGCTCCGCCGCTGGGGCCGACACCAGGAAACCGCAACATCCCGTTTCATTATCAAGGCACCATCACCATTGAGGGCAAACAATATCGTTACGGCTCGGGCGGTGGCGGCAGAGGTTCAACACCACCGGGATCATATCCGGTCAACATCGGACGCGGTGACATCGGCCCGCTTGGGCGGGAGCGGCTTGGTTCAGTCGCAACGGTTGGTGGCCTTGGTGGCGTGATCAATGACCCGCGCTATCCCGGTGCTCCGCGTACTGGCATTCAAATCCATCCCGGAACCTCCAATCGTCTTGATCAGCTTTATTCGGCGGGCTGCTTTGCCGTTCACCGTGATGACTGGCCACGCTTCAAAGCACATTTGCTGGACCTCCATTCACGAACGCCGGGCGGTCTGCGCATTGACGTTGCCAGGGACGGACGCGCGCAGATTGTTGCAAGCGGGCAAACCATTCCGCTGAACGCGACCAGCCCGGATGCAAGATCGGCAGTGTCTAATAGCGGCTTGGTTTCAGGCGGCGGCACAGGCGCTGGCATGCCGCAGCTTCCACCGGGCGTCACCGCAGTGCCGCGCTACTCAACCGATCCTGCTACGGGAGAGCGGACACAAGTCGGCACTCGCTTTGTCAGCGGACGCGGCGCTTCCAAAGACTGGCGCAATCGATTGTCCCCGGAAGCTCGCGCCTGGGCGCGGCGACAATTACCAGGAGGCGATGAGCTTGACCGCGCGCAAATCGATCGTCCCTTGGGCCAGGAGGTCCAATCGACGGTCAGAAGCGAAGGCCAGATGAAAGTCGACGTGACTGCGCCACGCGGGACGCGGGTGTCTGCCAGCGGTCATGGCTTGTTCAGGCGCGTCGCGATGACTCGTCAGATGCCAATGAAGACAGCGGCGGCGACGGAAGGCGCTTCGGCGGAGGAATAAGAATTGGCCAGCATCTTCGAAATTGATCGCAAACACGGCGGTATGCCGTGGCGCAATGCATTGATGCCGGCGTCGTTTCGCGGTGCGATGTTTCATGTCGAGACTGGCACCCGCGAGAGTGGCCGCCGCATCGTCATCCACGAATTCCCGAAAAAGAACGAGCCCTATTCCGAGGACATGGGGCAAATCGCGATCCAGTTTACGGTCCGCGGTTACTGCATCGTCTATCCGTTTGATGCTGATCAACCGCTCTATCAGCGTGACTATCGAACCGCCCGCAATCTGCTGGCGTCGGCGTTGGAGAAGGAGGGGCCTGGTTATCTGCAACTGCCGACCATGACACCGTTGTCGGTAGTCTGCATGCGCTATCGCCTCACCGAAAATGAAAAACAAGGCGGCTACTGCGTCTTCGATATGCAATTCGTCGAGGCGGGAAAGTCGCCGTTTCAAGAGCGGTTGTCACCCGGCGCGCAAGTCGATTCAACATCCGCCGCGATGCTGAATCGTGTTCTGGCGCAAATGGCCCGCCAGTCAAACGCCGTCAAGCCGACAAGGACTTAGCAATGTTCAAGGAGGATGCGCTTGAGGCCGTGCCAATTCTGCAACGCGCGCTTGACGCGTTGATGTCGGCGGCCCCGACTCGCGGACGCGCCGGCTCTGACTTGCGTACCGCCTGCGGTGCTTTGCACACCAATGCCCTGGTGCTGATTACTAGCGACATCGCCGGGCCGCCGCTGGTCAATTGCTTCAACATCGCGCGCAGCGCCGCGATCTCGCAAAAGCAGGTTTCCTTTGTCCGATCAAAAATGCTCGCCGAGGCTCCTGTCAGTGTCGGCGCGGTCCTGATCCGCGATTGCATCATCCAGACCTGTCTTGCGACCGAATGTCAGATCATCGCCAATATGACTTTCGACAATCGCCAGGACGTTGATGATCTCAAGGAGGCGATGGGGGCGGCATTCCGGCCAGCGGCGGAAACCGCTGCTGACAGTATGGATGCAATGACCTACCGCGCCCTGGTCGAGCTTCACGCCGCCGTCACGTTCTATCTGATCGAGACCGCGCGACCGTTGCCGCGGATGCTGCGCTTCGAATTCGCCACACCGATGCCGACCTTGGCCATGGCGCAACGGCTCTACTATGACGGCAGCCGCGCCGACGAGCTTCGCGTTGAGAACAAAGTGATCCATCCGGCTTTCATGTTGCCGACCGGGAGAGCGTTGAGTGCCTAGACCAACTGAGATCGCTACTCTGAAAGTGGCGAACTTGATTTTCGAGGATTGGGAAAGCGTCTGGGTGCAGCACCGCTATGGCGACCCTTACGCGCATTTTCAATTTACCGCCGCGGAGGCTGAGCCGTTCCTGGGTGACCGCTGGACTGCGCTACGCTTCAAGCCCGACGATCAATGCATGATCCTGCTGGCCGGGTATGTCGCGATCAACGGCATCATCGTTACACGCCAGATCGCCTATACCGCGACCACGCATGCCGTCCAACTGAGCGGCAAGAGCATTACATGGTGGGCGTCGAAATCCAGCGTCGAGAGCACCACGGGCAGCTTCGACAACCAGCCGCTGGAGCAGATTTTCAGGAAGGTCCTGTCGTATTACCCGTGCGGCAAAAAAACGGTTGGCGTCATCAACCCGCTGCCGTTCAAGAAATGCCAATGTCAGCCGGGCGAAACCACGTGGGATTTTCTGGAGCGACTCTGTCGCGTGCGCGGTGTCGTGCTAGGCAGCGACCACCTTGGCAACTTTTTGCTGATCGATGATCACCCGGCCGACACCAACGATGCGCTGGTCGAGGGCAAGAACATCATCAAAATGCAATGCATCATCAGCAAGGAAACATTCTATCAAAAATATTCGATCTTCGCTTCGACCAACGGCAGTGATGACAAGAAATTCGCCGCTGCCAGCGAGCAGGAAGCCGATGTTCCCGGTGGCGCACTGATCTACAGCCACAAGAAAACGCCGGCCGAGCAGCCGGTCTGGAACGAGATCGAACTGAGACAGCGAGCCGCCAACGAAAAGCTCTGGCATGAAGGCGCGGAGATCGAGGCGCACGTCACCGTGCCAGGATGGTTGAAACCCAGCGGCGGGTTGTGGCGCGTTGGAGAAACGGTGACGGTCTGGTCGCCCATGGCGGCGCTCAAAGATTATCCGTTGGCGATCGAGCAAGCGACATTCACGCAAGACAGCGGCAGCGGCACCGTGACGGAATTGAAATTGGTAAAGCCGGAATTGCTCAAAGTGCAAG